TCATCGCTTCAGCTCCAGGAATTTCCGCATCTCAATGGTATCTGTCAGGCTGTTGGGCGTCCCGGTAATCGTATGCTCAAAGACCTGGCCCATATCATCCAGGCTCCGCCTGTCGCTATCTAGATTGACAATATCGCCCGGCTCCAGGCTGGGCAGATGGGATGCTAGGGCGATCTCCCGGATAATGGCCGCGTGTGTATGTGCATCAATCTCCGCTATTGCCCTGGCTTCGATCAATGTGCCGTTGTGATAAATTGCATGGGATATCTCATCCAGGTCCACAAACTCCTTTATCTTGATAATTTTGGCGCTGTCTCCGCTGGCCCCGGATATAATCAAATGCCAGGCATAATCATCCCGGAAGATGGACACCGGCGTTGTGGCGCCGGACGTATTAGTAAGTGTAATCTCCAGGCTTGTGCCATATCCGCTCGATACCCCGCTTGCTTGTGCGTTTGTCTGTGCCGCTGCATCAGCCTCGCTCAGATATAGTGCAATCGATATTGCGCTCCCGGAAACTGCAAGCCGAACATACCAGACGGTATTTTCAGCGATATTCCAGTTGACGATTGATAGGGCCATTTTTAGATAACCTCGCTCATCACAGATGACAGTCTGTGCGCAGTGACGGATCTGAATGCCGGGATGGCGCTGATTGTCTGCAAATAAACTCCCAGGTCTTTTAAAGTTGTGCCATCTGTTACGGTCAACCATGTTGCCCAATTATTCAAAACTGTGCCGTCAGTAGCGGATAAATAAGTAACAAGATCTCTCATCTTAATTTTTGACGCGGCCAGTCCCATTATAAAATCCGAAATATTCTGTCCCGCAACGTCCAGATTCAACTTACCGTCTTTTAAAATAAAACCGGAGATTACAGATAAATATGATTGTAAATCACGGAATTCCAGGCCGTCATGTGCTCGTAAATAAGCTTCAAAGTTTGTCAGTTTTTGATAATATGCGGACAAATTGAGAGATGCATTTTTTAATTCATAATACAAATCCGAAACTTCCGTGGCAGATAATGCTTTACCGTTAAAAAGGAAGACCTCATCCAGGCTTCCGGTTAGAAATTGCACTGGGGTGCCGATTTGATCTGTACATCCAATCCTAATATAATTTGTTGAAAAATAAACCGGCGGAGCTGTCCAGCTTACAGTAGCCTCCAATAAACCGTCTACATAAATTTTTAAATTACTCTCATCCCATGTGCCAACTATAAAATGCCAGGCATTATTACTTACGACAGTAGTCGAATTAGCAACTTGATAATCAATGTTTTGAGAACCTCCAGTTCCTTTTGCTGAACCGACGCGTACGGTTCCATTAGTAAACAGATTTAGCCATATCCCATAGTATTTGCCAGTGTCTTGAGTCCGTGAATGGAAAATGCCCACAGGATAAACTGATGTCTTAATTCGCCCCCCAATTGTAAAAGGTCCCGTCGGTCTGAAATCTGAATGATCCGTCGCAGAATAGGCGTCATTGCTGTCCAGATCGACTCCTCCGCCATAATATCCGGTGACTGAGGCCGGATCTGATATCGCTGTCAAAGTATGCCCATTGGCAGTACTATCTGTGGTTAACGCCCCGCTCTCAAACCGGTAATATGCCTTTAATGCGCTATCATTGCACAGGCTATGATTAAATAGTTCCATCTATCATACCTCGACGAGTTGAGAGATTATCGGACCGATAACTCCACATTTCCAGCCTTTAGTAGGTCCTCCACCCCATTCTATCCCCCAGGATCTTCGATCCCGGATTATCTTTCCGTCGCCGACCCGCCACGTCTCCACAATGTCCTTGCCGGGCATCTTGCCGCAAAGCCAGAACGCCTGGATCTCGGCCCCGCCGCGTTGTCCTGGTGACTGCGCCGCCTCAACAAAAAAATTATATTGCTCCATTCCGCTTAAAACTATCTTGTGGCCGGTGGGCAGAAAAAATTCCAGCATCTCGATAGGCCGGTTAAAAAGCTCGCTCGCCCAGCCAGGATCATTGTGTCGGATATCCGGGGTGACATATTCTTTCGGAGGCAGCTTGCCTGCAAAGGTAGCCCGGATGCGCCAGGCCATCTCGTGTTTTAGGATAAGAGGGATCATGAATATAAAAACCTCAGAGTCAGGACAATCGCCGTGCTCGTTTCAGGGCTGAATGTACTAGGGATCAACTGTTTGATATTAAAATACAGGTTTTTAGCAGCGGTTAATGCCGCCGTATCCAGACTGATCCTGCTGCCTGTCCCGGCCAGAGGCGTGCCTGACCATGTTGCAGATCCTGGCGCGGCGCCAGTTGTGGCAATGGCCAACAGTGTTGAGTCTACCGCCGTGCCCCCTCCTAAAAATGCATCCGTGCAAGTCGCATGGCTGCTGCTGTCCCATGCCTCCAAGTATGGTATCCCTGCCGTAGCGCCATCAAAGTAGATGGCGAAGACATAGCGGGTGTCCCCTCCGCTCTGGCCGCCTGCTGTTGTCCCGGCCAGGGGAACCTGATCAAATATGCTGGCCGAATAATCTTTTACAAAAGTCTTTGGCGCTTCGATGCTGCCGGAGCCTGGAATAATAATGGGAAATTTAGTTCCGGAACTGCTGTCGCCATCCGTTTGTTGACTGTCCAGAAATAAGATTGAATCATTAGTCAGATCAATCACAACCCAGTTCGAACTGCTGCCTCCGGCCCCTCCGGAGGCATTGCCGCTATTTGCTCCGTCGTTGGATGTGTTGTTATAAAGCCAATATGTATTCGGTAAGCTCATATTGATTCTCCTTGTTTAATAATTTCCTCAATCGATAAATCATTAAATTCCACGTATCCACACCCATTATTACAGCTCCCACAACCAGAACCACACAGCCATTTTGATTTAAACTGCTCATTGTCAGGCACAGCCAGTAACTTCATCATTTTACCGCATGCCGGGCATGCCTTTTGAGGCCGAATCCTTATGGGGCGATCTTTTTTAATCAGAACAATATCTTTCAATGTTTTATAGTTATCTTTGTATGCCCGTAAATCATTGACAGTCTTGCCCTGCGCCGTCATGTGATCAATAATATTAAGGGCGGTCTGAATTTCCTTAATGTTCCATGCCTCAAAGGTGTCTGTCATGTTCCACACTGCCATTGATAGGTTTTACTGCCCTCCACATAACATCTTGTTTGCCCTTCAGGCACAGGCCCTGGTGTCCCATGTGCTTCACAGGGGCCGCCGACGCAGCTTTCCTCACAAGTGGTGCCTTCTTCATAATAGCCGCACCAATCGTCCAGATATTTATATTGACCAATTATAAACTCAAAAATACCAGTTCCCTCCCATCCGCCGCATTCATCAATTAATACCCATGTCCCTGCGGTGTTGCGGATTTCAGCCGTGACCTCGCTTCCACACGCATCAGTAATCGTGACAATGGCAACAACCGCATAATCCGTCACGCACGCCCCGCTCGCACAGATCAATGTTGCGCTCTGGCCGTCAGTTGTATAACTCTGCACGCCATTGATCGTATACCCCAGGCTTGAGGTCTCGAAGGTATAAGGTGCAACACCTCCGGTCACATAGATGCCGATACTGCCACCCGCCACTATCGTATCTGCGGTATTTTCATCATCCAGGGCAAATGTCTCCGCATTATGACATTCGTCACATTGTTCCCAGCACGCATCAATTGCCGCCTGTTTTATCTCCGCATATTTCTCCCAGAATTCCGGCGTCCCCAAAGTTAGGTCATAATCCTGGACAACAATCTTAGAAATTGTCCGCCCGCTGGCCCCGTCATAATTTTGCGTGGTGCCATATGTCGATATTTCTCCTGTGCATAGGGTCTCGCAGTCGCAATCATCATATTCCAGGGCAGTCGCAAATCTACCGGCCAACGCAGCAGGGCTGGGGTCAGAGGAGACGCTGTTTGTCATGCACAATTTATCCTTATCAGGATCATCCGGATCATTAGGATCAGTTCCTCTCGCAATCTCCTCAAGGTCAGTCAATTCATCTTCGTCAGTATCGGGATTTGTAGGATCGGTCCCTTTCTCGTATTCCTCAAGGTCAGTCAATCCATCTTCGTCATAGTCCCCGGTCCCGTCCTGGCTCAAATCACCAAAATTATCAATTTCCCAGGCATCATCCATCCCGTCATTATCGCTGTCAGTGATATCTTCATCGTCCGGCCCAGTGGCGGAACCATCGCTGGCAGGATCATAAGTCGAATCATCTCCCCCGACGTCGCCATACCCTCCATCCTGGTCATCGTCTAACTCAGAGGGATAATCATCTGCGGGGACTGTGTTGTCCTCTATGCTTATCTCAATGCTGGCATTGGCCCCTTCCTCACGGGTAGAGGCAATCCAGGCCATAATCTTGCATTTTCCCAACAAAGTACCGGTAAAGGTATTCAACGCCGCTCCCTGGGCAATATAATTAACCAGCAATGCCGTCCCTGCGTCCAGGTCAGTAGACAAGGCAATCGTCTTGCCCTCATGTGAGCTATACAGGTTAGATCCGTATGCCGCGCCATCCTCATCGGCCCTGCGTACGGATGATACGCTTTTAGGGTACATTGAGATCTCGCATTGAGTAAGACCGGCAATGTTATCTATAGCTATTGTATCCTCATTTTTAATTGACACCGTCCCTAATCTGGCCGACGTCCAACTAAGGGCGCCGCGTTTTGTGGCGATAATGCTCATGTATACATATCGCCCGGCTGTGACAGGGCCGCTCTCCTCAACGTACACGATCAATTGCGATGTCCCGCCTTTTTCTATGGAGGAAGGAGCTGCAGTCAGCGCTATTGAAGGAGGGCACTGGCAAGGGTTGTCGATATAAACAATCGCAGCGCCCTCCTGCCCTTCCACATCTGCCGTAATCGTTACATCATCAGCGGTTGATCCCGCGGTCAGGTAATTTACCGCAATTCCATCGGAGTAATAGGTGACAACGAGCGTCTGGTTGCAATAAGACAATTTATTGGTAAGAGTGATAGTGTTGTCGTCAGTTGTATATCCTCCAGCCGCCAGGTTGCTGCGACGGCCTGTGTCTGATGCCGCCCAGACGCCCACAACTGAGCTGGGCTCGGAAGCAACCACAACGCTATGAAACGTCGCGGCTTGTTGTTTCTCGTTTTTAATCAGGATTCGTTTTGTATTCGATTTGGAAGATGACAGAGAGGCATAGGCGCTGTTTTTAGTCCAGCTCACGACCTGATTATTAATCGGATTTCCCTCTGAGTCTTTAACCTGGGCATAGATGGCAGATTTTGAGACGCCATCAGCGGAAAGACATTCGTCCGCGACTGTAACCGTCACGGAATAACTGCCCTGAGTCCCGGTCGGGGTAATGGAGATGCGATTGCCGAATGTAGGCCATTCAGGGCTCTCGGTAATCTCAGCGATATCATCATCAGTAATGGTCACATCCGCCGTTGTCGGCGCGTAATCAACCTGTTTAATGCACAAATGCCCCAGCCGATCGGTAGTCACCTTCGCCCCGGCAAACCCGGCAAGTTCGGTGATCACGTCAATGGGATAAACACCTTCCACCTCATAAGTTGATGGATAAATCACAAAATCATCAGTATCGCTGTAATCCGGGTCCCAGGCAAGACCGACCAGGTCGCACATCTCCTCGCAAACGCCGAAAAATGTGGTCTGAGTTGTCCAGGTCTTTGTAACCTTAACGGCAAAGGGCTCGGCCAGCAGTGCCGTCAGGGATCTGCCCCATACGCCGGTCATCAGGTCGGATCGAGTTGTAGAGGCCAGGGCAGGCCGCTCGATAAAAAACATCCCCTGGCTTACAAAGCTTGTCCCGTTTTTTGTGAGGATCTCGATCTCTGGTGATTCGGATATCTGCGTAAAATCAAGGGAGGCATATAAATCAGAGTCTACAATATCCAGCGTCATCTCCCGGCAATAGCTATCCAGCGAGCAGGCAATGGAAAACCCGCTCACCTTGTTGGAGATGTCAACGCTGTTTAATAATATCTGCCAGCCGTATGCCATTTATCTTTCCATTCTACGTTCGATGTTCAACGTTGGACGTTCGATGTTAAATCGCCTTTGAAATAATTATTAAATCAATGCTGTAGCTATAAATTACCGTGCCATGCTGCGCCCAGAAAAGGTTTTTGCGATACACAAATCCGTTGGGCCGCGCAAACCGAACCAGCCAGACGCTGAACCCGTCCGTAAAATAATACTGCCCGTCAACAGTCTCATAGATAACCTTAATGGCCGCGACAATAGAGGCGCTTAAGGCGTCGGTGTCGGAGAAAACAATATGCCCGTCGCTGGCCACAACACCAAAGTCCTGAATAACATTGCCGCCAAGGGTCTGTATAACGCTGCCCCTGCCGATCTCGCCGGACATCTCATCAAACGAGGCATCACCCAGAATAGCAGGCTGATCCAGCACAACCAGAGTTGCGGGTGCGGGAGATGCCGTCGCCGGTGTGACTGTGGCGGTGATGTCCGTGGAGTAAAATGCAAAGTTTTTTTGTTCAGTCGTCATATTTTTGCTTGTTGTCCTGCGACTTGATCGCAGGGTCCATTCAACGTTGGATGTTGGATGTTGGACGTTCGACGTTCAGTTTTATCTTTTACTCAATCCCATCTTGACTAATTCCCTTTCAAACTCCTTGACCATGCCCCGAGTAACCGCTGTGTTGCCTATAACTTTAAGCGGCATCTCAACTCCGCCTGCAGTAAAATTCAGTGTTATAACCTCGCCTCCTCCTGCCATACCGACCATCCCGCCCGCTGCAAATCGTGAAACCTGAGCCTGTCGAAGGTCCGGCATGGAGATATTGGAGATAAGCCCGCCTACCCTGGCGCGCACCACGTCGGAGAGGTTAAGACTCATAGCATTCAGGCCGTTAAATAGAGCTGCCCCGTATTTCTGCACCGCCTCCTTGCGTACAACAAACTCCCCGGCCTCCAGGAGAGCGCGGATACGGTCCCCGCCACCATAACCGGCCAGCTTGCCGCCTCCGGCAAGGCCCACCATCCCGCCGGTCTTTTTTGCTTCAACAGTGGAGTTGATCGTCACGACCCTGATATATTTTGTCTCATCTTTAGTAAGTGCGTTAATGGCAGATTGCGCCGCTGAAAGCCCGCTCAGAGTTATGGTGATCTTCGCCTCTCTCGCTTTTGTAATGGTATCCAACTGTGCCTTTATTGCATCGGCAGTAGCCTGCCATTGAGCCAGGGCTGTTGCAGCCGCGCTTTTTTGCTGCCCATAAAGGTCCTCCATAAATGTGCCGACCGACTTAACTCCGTTAATGGCAATCGTCTTTGTATCTTCCAGCGATTGAGATACAACCTCCTTCCCGCTTTCATCCACAGTCTTCACTGTGGTAGCCAGCCCGGCATATAGACCCTCGGCATCCTTGGCCAGCTTTTCCGCAAGCTCATAATCGCCCGCGGCCAGGGCCTGTTTTGCGGCATAATATTTTTGATCCGCCTGCAATTTCTGGTCATTCCATGCCTGGGCCTCGGTCAACCCCAACCGGCCCAACTCACGGATCTTGTCCTCAGTGGAAAGCTTCGCATACTTGATCTTTTCTTCCCACGCGATAACCTGTTGGGCATAATCAGCCGCCGCCTTTTTGGCATCGTCATAAGCGGCCTTAGCAGCCTTTTCAAACTCATCCAGTTGTTCTGTGGAGGCATCCACGGCCTTGGTCGGTTTCTGCATCTCTGTGGCCGCAGCCGCAGCAGCCGCGCCCACCTTGTCAAACTCCGTCTGGATCTCCGTGAGCCGTGCGTTCACGGTCACAAGTTCTTTCTGAGCTGCTTTGGCCTCATCTGTGGCCTGCCCCAGCGCTGTAGTCTTTTCAGCCTGTTGCTCCAGCTTCACTTTAAGGGCTGTATAATATGTCCTGGCCGCTGCCAGACTTTGACGGAATTTAGCGAGATCTGCCTGGGCCGCCGTGGTGATATCGCCAGGGAGCTTGAAGTCTTTGAACTCTTCATATTTTTTCATTAACTGGTCGGCGTTATTAGTTAGACTTGTCTGGGCTGTCTCCAGTTCCTTTCCCGCCTTTACAGCCAGGTACATCTCTTTGGCGAGGGTCGCTAATTGATAAGAGGTATAAAGCACGGAGCCGGCAAGGCCTGCCTTCATCAAGGCTCCCGACGCCGTAAATTGGGCATTGAGTGTGCCTACGGCTAACTGTGCCGTTGAAATCTTAGTGATCATCCCTCCCAGTGCGGTCACAAGAGTTCCAAGCCCCATTTTCCACAGGGCAGTCCCGGCTACAACGGCTGCGAATGATGCAATGATTAATTTAGTGGCAGGATCAGCCTCTCCAATCATATCTATCAATGACCGCAATGCCTTTGTGACAGGCAAAAGCCCCTTTGATACGAGCGCCCCGGCTGAAATCATAAGCGAATCAATCTCGTTGGTGAAGAGCTTCATCTGATTGGCAGGCGTGTCTTTCATCTTGGCATAGGCTTCCTCCATAGATCCCGTGGAATTAGCCATTTCGGACAGGGTGGCGGTGAGTACATCAAAGTTTTGTGTCAGGGCCAACACGCCGGTGCGCGCTTCTACATCCGGTATCAGATTTCTCATCTGGTCAATGGACAGGTTCTTTTTACGCAGGGCATCCAGTGTCGGGATCAGGCCCTGCCAGGTTATACCCAGCTTGTCAAACTCCTCCTTGGCTGTATCAGCAGGAGCGGCCAGGGCATTAATAGCGCCCCTCAGCGCGGTTATTGCCATAGGCGTTTTGAGGCCTACTTTGGTCAATGCAGCTATGCTGCCAGCAAGGTCGGTAAAATTAATGCCAGCAGCCTTTGCGGTCGGCAAGACCTGGCCCAGGCTCTGGGCTAGGTCTTCAAATTTCAAGACACCTAGCTTGACCGTCTGAAACAGGATGTCATATACCGACCCTAATTCATCGATTGATTTGCCGTAGGCATTAATAACGCTAATCCCTACATTGGCGGCGGTTTTGGTGTCAGTAACACCGGCAACCGCAGCCTTTGCGGATTGTTCAAGAACGCCGACTGATTTTTCAAGGGCAACGCCTGCCGACAATATGTCATACTCGGCAGCAGCCAATTCAGAGGCGGTCTGTGGTATCTCCTTTGTCAGGCCCCTTATCTCATCCGTTAATCCGGCAAATTTCTCCTTGCTGACGTCGATCTGCGTGTTCACCTCGCCCATGCGCTGAGAGAACTCGCTGTAACGCTGAAACGATTTGATAGCCGCATATCCGGCCCCGGCCAGGGCGAGAAGTCCGGCCTTTGCCTGGCCGATTGAAGTTGCCCAATCGCCGGTCTCTTTTCTCAGCTCCGCTGTCTTTTCCTTCAGCTTTTGTTTTGCCGCGTAAAGCTCCGAGGTTGTCAAAGTCCCGGATTTTCTGAGGGTCTCATAAGACCCGCGCAGGGCGGCAATCTCAGTTTGAATTGCCTTATAAGGCCGGACGCCGAGGGTCGCCTGTGCTGCCAAAACCTCCTTGGTTTTCGTTGTCGATGCCCTTAACAGCTCCTGTGTCGCTGTCAGGTTTTTCATATCGACGCCGGTGGAAGTGAGCGATTTGCGCAATCCATCAAGGCCGGTGCGGTTGGCAACATACTCATCTTTAAGTTTTGCCGCCTCGGTCTTTGATTTTTCAAAGGCCTTTCGCAGGGTATCGACATCAGCTCCGCCTGCCCGCATGGCGACGGCAAGCTCTTTTACCTTAGCCTGGGCGTTATTCCACTCTCTCAGGCTCTCGGCGGTCTCGCGTTTAAGCTTGGTAAAGCTGTCTATCTTGCCAAGGGTCTCCAGGTCCGCCTTCAATTTTTTGATTTCAGGACTGGCTTCATTCTTGGCAGAAATGCTTATGCTTAATTTTTTGTCGCTCATTTCTCATCTTTCGGGGATTTGTAAAATTTTACCGCCTCATCTATGGCCAGATTAAAAAAGCTCCAGCCATAATCCCAGGCATGCTGATGCCCCAGCATGATCAGCTTGCAGACTGTTCTGCTGATTTCTTCGCCAGAAATGCCTTCCCTATTTCGGCCAGTCTTTTCACCAGACCGGCCAAAGTAGGGTTTAGCGTTTCGACTTCAGGAATCATCAGTTCGATCTCCGATGGAGGGTATGCCAAAAGCTCCTCCTCAGTCATTTTCATGCTCAGCCAGATAGCCTGGCCGGGCACCCTGGCTTCAGGAAAGAGCATGTCCAGAATATTGACGCCCGAATCTGTCTCAAATGTATCTGTAATCTGTTTAATTTCCTTAGCGGACAGCTCATATGCCGTAAATGATTTGTCGCCGATCGGAAATGTTTTTTGTTTCTGCATCATTACTCCTATTTGTAACCCTGCGGCGTGACCGCAGAGTTCAGTATTTGATTCAATATTCGATGTTCAATGTTCGACGTTGGACGTTCCTTACAACATCGTCTCCACCTTGTAATATTCCTGCCCGCTCGCCTGTGTGGAATCCTTCAGCACGGTGCCCGTGATCTCCAGGATTGCAGCGCCATCGCCAATAAGCGGGAAATTGCCGTTCATCAGGATATTGACTTTCCAGAACGTCCATCTCTGCCTGGTGCCGTTGTCGTCCTTGTCGGACACGAATATCAGCTTGCGTTCGACAGAAGCCGCCGACATGCCGTGGATAACGGACTTTGTGACCGCCTCGTAATCGGCGGAGACAACATCGCCGGTCGCAATGCTTCCCGTGCTGAGCTTGCGGATAAAGCCATAATCAGGATCAAGACTATAATCAGTTCCCTGCACGCGCCTTGTTGTGCCGGCTGCGTTCGTGACAACCACATCATCCTGCACCTCAACGGCCGTGGTCGTAATATAATGAGTGTCCGCAGTTTTATATACTTCCTCGCCGACCACGAACGTCCCGGATACATTGACGACCTCAATATATCCAGCCGCCTTGTAGGCTATATCGCCTGTAGCCGCTGACGTATCACCTGTAACAGTATCGCCAACGGTTAGCGTGCCTGTGATCGTGCCGGTAAGTTTAACGCTGGTCAGGTTGAGTTTGCCGAGGTCGATGTACTGGTCGCTGACAAATGTAGACGCAACCTGATCCAGAAAACCCGCGGCCTGATTATTGGAGTTTACCGCGTCCGACAGCATGGCAATCTTCAGATTTTCGTTTGTCATTTCACGCAGGCCAAAGGTTATCGTCGCCTCGGTCTCCGTGATCTTTTCGAGCAAAAGGCCCCTGGCTGCATTACGTGTGCTGTTGAGCTTGGCCGTGCTTACCTTGAGCCCGAATTTAAGATCTTCAAGTTCTCCCAGGTCGTTGAAAGATGCCCCGCCGACCAGCCCTTCATAGGCCCTGCCGGTCCCGTAATACCGTATATTGTCCGCACTTGATGCTAATCCTACTGTCATGTTAAGTCCTCCCTATGATTTGATTGTTTTAAGGCTGTAATAAGCCGCATAAAAACAGACGCCTTTTTTAGGCGATAAAAACAGCGGGATTTCCTTTGCCAGCTTCAATATACCTGCGCTGTAAACCTTTTTTCTGTGCAGGAGTTCCTGCGCCCGTTTAAGCAGGGCATACACCCCCATGCTTTTCGAATCTCCAAGCCTGGCCGAGTCCGCACCCCTCAGGTTCCTGTCTCCCACAATAATCATAACCCCGATATTTTCTTCGTCGTATCGGTCAGTATTTGTCAGTGATAATCCGGTTGCCAGGACATAGGCGCAGGGAAATCTGGCCGTCAGTTTTGCCAACTCCTCCAGGTCTTTTGCATCCGCCTGGCCTGTGTAGAGTTCAAGGGTTTTAAGTCCTTCAGATGATAAAGGAGCCAGCGTTGTCAGCACCCATGTTTCCAATTCTTCAAATTCGTGCATGCCATCCTCCGGATAATTTCAAATTTGAGATTTCAAATATTCGAAAACAGTTCATCCATAAGCATGTTTTCAATCTCCGGCCAGTCGCTTTCCCTAACGCCCAGAAAGGGCCTGGCAAGGATCTTTACCTTATGTCCGCGCCCGGCATCCCCGCCGAACTGATGGATGGCCGCATAAACGATGTCCGTCCCCACCTCCACGTTGTCCTCATGTGCTTCGGGATGGATCGACTTCATCAGGATTGTGCTCATGATCAGGATATCTTCAGCCTTGCGGCCCTTTTTCTCTTTAAACGCCTTTGTTGAATCCGCCAGCGGTGTCCAGGCAACGCCTTCAGGCGATTTGTGCTCCTCGAAATTCCGCTGCACGCTCTCCGTGACGATCTCGCCGATCTCCTTCATGACAGGTGTCAAGTTGCCCATGCGCTGGGAAAGCCTGTCCAGCAGGTCCTTGACTTCTTGGTCATCAATATTCAGTTCAACAAAAGCCCCTGACATCCCGCCTCCGATTTCAAATCTCAAATTTGAAATTTCAATTCTTAATAATTATCCAGCGTCCCCGTTGATAAATCAGATGCCCGGCCCCTGCTGAATATTCGATCACTCTTTGATGTGGTAACTGCTATCCCGGCGCTCGAATCCACGGCAGGTTCCGGCACGTCCAGTATCATTGTGCCCTTTGCGAGTTTATCAAGGTTTTTTCTGGCCAGATCGCTCTCATCCTTCCTGTTTTCAGGGTATTCAATGTCCCTGCGGCCATAAAGATTTGCGATCGCAATTGCCACTGACATCCGGCGCACCAGGTTAGGCACGGTTGAAAAGGGCAGGGCATATTTGAGGGTCAGGTATGAATCAATCTCCTCATCCGCGTCCGCTATCGCCCTGTCAACCATGTCAGAGTCAACAGCCCCGGCATCAGCATCGTCTGTCAACCGGATCAGCGTCTCCTCATCCACCTTCAATAAAATGTCGTCCTGCGTGCAATATGCCATGATAACCCCTTTCGTTTGTTGTCGGTTGTGCGTTGTCCGTTGTTCTTTGCAGCCAACGACGGGCAACTCACGACTAACAACAAGCCGCTGGAGGCTGGAAGGCTTTAAAGCATCCCAGCCTCCCGGCCTTAGATCTTAGGTCGCGTATGTATCTACCCACAGGTATCCGCAATCAGCGGCAACCTGCACGATATCCGTTTCCTCAGCCGCCTCGTAAACATCCTGATGTTTCGAAGCCTCTCTCCATGTGCTTATGCGCCGGGGAGATCCGTCTTCGTAAGCGATGCGAACTTGCACTCCGGCTGAAGGTTCCTTGAGACTGAGCTTTTTCGGGCTATAAAAAAGAAAGCCCATGCCCTTGCCTACATTTTTTTCCCATACATTGACTGCCGTAAAATCCGTCCCGGCCTTTGTCTCCTTGGCGGAGCTTCTGATGGCAGAACCCACCAGGACCTCATCCAGTTCCAGGAGGGCGGCAAGGAGATCCAGCGCAAGCACTCCCCTCTGTGTGTACTTGATCTTTTCCTGAATTGCCTCGACCTCTTTAAGTGCTAGATATGTGGCGTAATCGATCAGGAGCTTATTGGCTATAACCCCGCATTGTTTGATCTTTTTCTTGCCGGTAGTCATATCGGTAAGAAAGGTATTTGTAGCTCCGGGTGGCGACCACAACCCCTCGGCGTCCTCGCCGCCAGAGTTTCCGTCCGACCAGGTGCCCGCTGTGATAAGAGACGCAACCCTTATCTCTTTTTTTAGGTCCACCTTGTCCGTGGCAAACTCAATGGCGTCCTGGTCCGGCTGAATAACCGGAGCGCCCTGGGACTTGGAAAACCTGCGGTCCTCATCCGTCACTTCCTTGGCAAAGGCATATTCATCCGTGCTTACGGACACGGTTGTAAGGGGATACCCACCGCGCTTTGCCTCTGTGCCTGCTGCTCGAATACCCGCTTCATCGCGGAACCATGCGCCCTTCTGATATTTTGTTATCTTCGCCTTGGGATCGGCCCCATCGATAATAGGGAAAACCCTGTCCGCAATATAGTCCTTATTGCGGTAGGCAACGGACACGCCCTGAAGCGGCCCTGCTATAATCTCACTTTTCACATCCGGTTGACCCATTGTTCAATCCTCCATTAAAATTGTTTTTTGACCTGTCTCAAATCTCAAATCTGAGATTTCAAATTTTGTTAGCTCACCGCGTTAACCTGGTGCACCGCGCCTGAAAGCAGGATCTCGCCCAGTTCATCTTCATCGCCGCCTGCAAGGCAGCGGCCTATTGCAAGATCAAGCGCGGCGTCCGCGTCCATGCCCTTGCCCGCGTCAGTGGCAGAAACATATTCGAGCTTGATCCACTCGTTTTCAGCGACGGTCTCTCCCAGCACGATTTTGCTCACGCCGATGAGTCGCACACTTGCGGCCTCTCCGATCGCCGGGGCATTCTGCAGAACTCCCAGCGGAACATCGCTTGATGCGTCAGGTCTGTAAACCTTGCTGCTGGACACCCTTACAATCTTGTACTGATCGGAAGTAAGATCCTCTCCCGCCTCATAAGACAAATCCAAAACCCCATTTTCTGTTGCCATGTCAAACTCTCCTTTTAATAATTTTTATTAAGTTAAACCGTGAACCCTGAACCGTGACCCGATTTTACCCCTTCATCTCCGCTGCATACTCGGCAGTCAGATCCGGGTTTTCCCTCTGCACCTCAGCAAATGCCGCGATATAATCAAGAGTTTTGTCCTTGGCCATCTTGTCCCTGGTCAGTTTTGTCAGCTTTTCCCCGGCGCTACCGGTCCCGGGATCTCCGTCCCTTTTGGCGATTTCCTTAAAATCGATCAGCCTTGGCATCTCCTCTTCAAAGAGGGTCTTCAGCCTGTCATAAGGCGTTGCCTTTGCCTTGCCGTCGCCTTCGCCGAACTCGACCACGTCCTCGCTTGATGCCAGAAATTCCATGATCTGGGGCAGGCCGAATTTAATCCATGCAGGGGCAATTTTCCCGGCAAACACCATGCCGTCGCACCATGCGGATATCTCCTTGATTCTGGCATCCTTGCGGGCCTTGATGCCTTTTTCCGCGAACTCGACCTCAGCCTTTTTGCGGCCCTCAGCCTCTGCGGCCTTTCTGACCTGGTCCAGATCCGCCTCCGAAAACATCTTATCGCCCGTAGTCCCCTGAGCCGATTGCGCTCCCTGAGCCTGTCGAAGGGCGCCATCGTCCGCGGGTAGCGCCTCATCAGGCACCTTGCTGATGTCCACGCCCATAAAACTTAAAATCCCCTTAACCTTGTCTTTAAATCCTGTCGCCATAACTGCCTCCTGTTTATCGGTTTGTGTTTCCTTGTTTGCATTGTCCCGCACATATTCGACTTCCCAATCCGGGATTATTTTATCGGCCTTTTCCTGGCCTTCCTTCTCAATGAAATAATCGCGCAGATTTCTCAAAATGCCTGCAATTGTTCCCATGCCCGGATCATAAAAATCAAATGAAACGGCATTGTCCGATGACTCAAACTTTAAATCCGCGAGGCCCTTTACTGCAGGCGGCATCGCGCCCAGAAAGCCCACATGGCGCAATCGGCCATCCGGATAAAAGGCGGCTGAGCGTTTTTTGAACAGCCCCTGTTTAACCATGTCCTCAAACTCCGGCACAACCTGGTCAAACTTTGCCTGGAGAATTTTGACGCCATTGCTGATCGTGGATTGCAGGCCCTTCACCCAGCCGAAAGCAGGGGCGTTATCGACAGGGTGCCCGATTACTGCAGGCGGCTCATGCTCGGCAGCGTTGAACCTGGATACTGCCTTGTCGATCAGTTCATCGCCGTCATGCTCGCGGCCTTGGCTGTCAACCTGTTTGCCGCCCTTGAAGATCTCCACCCAGTCACTAAACCCTGTAAATTTGCTCATTTTAAAACCTCCTAATCGAATACAGGCTTTTCCTGTTTAAACTGATCAGCCAATGTTTTGGGGTATTTATTCAGATCCGGCTGCCAGTTATCAATTCCCGTCCGCCCCACGTTATACCTGAAGCCTTCATCCGGCTGTTCATCCATCCCTTCCTTTTGCTCCCACAGGCCACGCTCCTGCATCTGGCGCTCGCTCAGCGTTTTAACGTAACACCTGCAATTAAAGCCGTTCGGAGGATACCATGTATTCCAGATCGGATGATCTCTGTGCCATACGCGGTCATTCATGGCCGCATGATCCGGCCTGGTGGCACTGTCCATGATCGCCTTGTATTGCCAGTACTCCCGCGACTTTGTCTCCATCATCTGTTTGTAGCGGCCCGCGCTGTAGGCTGTCTGGAGGTTCGTATTGTAAATCGTGTCAAGCCTCCATCCTGTCAGTCTTTTCCGGATTGTGCCATCCGGCATTTCAAGCTCAGCGTTCTCGCCTTTTGGCGCGTACCAGCCTTTTTTCTCCAGGATGTCGCGGATGCCTTTCTTGAAATCACCTAGGCTCTGTCCGGAACTGACGGCATCGTCAACTGCCGTGTGAATATCCGACAGCACATCCATTGCCGTCACTCTGGATACGGTAAATCCCCGGATACTCGCCTGCTGCCACAGGTCCTTCCAGGAATTGGGAGATATCTCGATTCCCTTATCCTGAAAATATTTTATCGCCTCATCGAAGGAGAGGTTCCCGTATTTAACCTCCGGCATGACTGCCTCCGGATCTCAAATTTGAAATTTCAAATCTCAAATCTTTTCTCCCTTGCTTGCCGCATACCCTGTCAGGCCCGCTGCAAACATCGCCTTTGCAAGCAGATCCTGAAACTCTCGCGTGTCCAGATCCGGATATAGCCCGTAAATCTTCTCGCCGATCTCCTCGAAGGATTTGGCGTTTTCGATCACGGTTAAAACCGGGGCCAATAGAACAGAAATGGCCTCCTGGCCGTCGATAGCTCCCTGCTGCGATAATTTGTCCGCGTTCGCCTGAGAAAATCGATTGTGGTACTTATTTGTCGTTTCAGCGAATTGACCTGCGGGCACGCTGCCCTGCTGAATCCCTTTGTTCGGGGTTACGATATCCTCACCCTCTTCAGGTTCCGGGATATTGTATGTCTCGTAAAAATATCTTTTGCCGACCGGAAGGCCGATGTCCCTGGTCAAAAGCATATCCCGGTCCGCCAGGGGTTTCAGGTCTTTCTCAGCCTCAACCCTGGTCTGGATTTTCGGGTATTCAGTAACGCCAGGGAAGTTGTAATCGACAATCCAGCGGATGAGGGTATTGTTCAGACACTCATCCAGGAGATCCGCGTCCGCCTCGGTAATATCGTCCTTTGTCTCGTCCTGTGTGCTCTCGTTGCCCAGCTTGCCGGGCGTGCCTTCCGTGGTGCCGGTCTGGCCCAGCACGGCCTTGGATATCTGCTTATCCATGTACTCGCACAGGGACTCGTATGTGACAGTTCCGGTGCGCGTGGCCTCCAGCAGTTCAATTGCCATGTTGTCGGGGATCTTGACCCCCGTTTCCGAGTGTATCGCGTCAATCGCATCCAGGAGGGCCTGCTGTTGCGCGGGCTCGGTCCCCGGCGGGTATTTGCCGACGCCTGTGGGCATGCCGAACTTCTCCAGGAATACCAGCCAGAATTTGATGCCGTTTTTCTTGAACCACACCGGCCACCAGAGTTTCTGGCCCAGGCCCTTGCCGTAAGGGTTATCGCTCGAACCATAGGTAAACTGGATAAACTTGCGGTCCGGGACCGGCTCGCCCTCTATCATGTTTGAAGGAGTAAGAAGCCTTAACTCGCGGTCGATGGAAAAGGAAAACCTGCGAGGATGTTTGGCCCTGAGTTTTGCGGGAACGATCATCCCATCGCGCACGGTCCATATCACCTCGGCAACGTAAAATCCGTACAGGATGCCCTGCAAAAGCTCCATCCTTGCCTGGTCGAAATTGATGTTTACCAGGGCAGCGCTAACGAAGTCGGCTATCTTTTGATTTTGTGTTTCACCCTGCGCCTTGCGCCTCGCGCCCTGAGCCTCTCCGGCGATAGCTGGAGCTATGCTCCAGTCCTTGCCTACAACGGACAAATAACGGGTTTGCAGGACAGATCCGGCATGCGGATCGCGGTCAACCTCGTCATAGAGTTTAAGCCCTTTCCCCTGGGATTCCGTCCGCAGCGTGGGGTCAGGGTTTTCCAGGCGTTTGAGCCACCCGGCGAAGATATCAATATCCTTTGCCGCAGTGGCTATCTCATCGGTGATCGGCTGTTTTGTGGTCTCTTCTATCGCCATGTCTCAATCCTTTCTCTGACTTCTGTCCTCTGACATCCGCCCTCTGTTTTATCCCCTGCCCAGATAATTATTCATGCGTGTAAATTCTCTGCGTTTGCCTGTGGACTCAAATTCGATAACGCCGACCGGCACTGATGCAGCATGCACCGCAAGGGAATGAGCCCAGAACTCATCCGCATGGCCTTTTTCAGTCCTGTCCGCGTCAAACCGGATATTGCCCGCGACGGTTGTTGTTTTTTTGACCGCGTGATGAGCCCTGCGGATATCCTGGTCTATGGGTTGCCGGACCTGCCTGTCCTCGAATTTCCTGCGCAGGCCGAATGCCAGGTCTTGCTTTACCAGGTTGCCGAATACCAGGCCTTCGACACGGTACTCGCCGTATCTTCGTTTTGCATCCTCAACAGGTTTTTCACCCATGCCCGTCTGATCCATGCAGATCCGGCGTGGATTGTATTGGGCTATAACCCGGTCAAGTTCATCATCCTGGGCCGCGAAACTCGCGCCTTTCATGCGGACAACTTCGCGGGTCCAGGCGACATCGCCAACCATTTCATCAACCCAGATGATGGTGAGGTCTCTGCGCCGCGCGATATCCATACCAACATAGAACTCACCCGTGCCTGCCAGTTCGGGTTTCCCGGCCTTTTCATCCTCGCATGGCCGAATAAGGTCCCATGTGAGGAAGGAATCGTTTTCATCAACCGGGATGCAGCAATACTCCTGCAACCAGATATTTTCATCGCCGCATGCCTCCCGCTCCTCAGCAAGCCATTGATCCCGCTCTTCCTGGGATGTGGCCCTGCCCATGATCCGGTCTAAAAGCCCCTCGTTAATGGCGTCAAAGATAGTTACAGTATGCAGATTAAATGTGGGTTTTCTGCCTTCTTCAACCGCCTTTTTAGCGTCCCGGATAAACTGGGAATAAAGCATATTGTCAGACTGGTAAGTGGAAAGGATCCTAAGATCATAACCCCATGTAACGCAGGGCTTCGCCGCCGCGTACATCTTGGGCTGATCCTTGTGCCAGTCGAATTCGTCAAGTATCGTTTTGCCGCCCTTGGACCGGAATGCCTTCGGATTGCTGGACAATCCGTGAATCCGGCTCCCGTTTTTAAATCTGATGACCAGGGCCTTTACCGCGTTTTTCTCATCCAGGATCTCCTCCTCGATAGAGAGGATCGCGCCCGCGGCCTTGAATATCTTTGCCCATTGTTCACAGTAGAGTATGTATTCCTTGGCAGCGGATTCATCAGCCGAGGAAAACCACACCGGCAGGCCCGGCTTTTTAACGCTGTCCCGGACATCCTCATAACTCTGCACGTACGTTGCGCCTATACGACGCGATTTTTCCCAGATCTTACGGCGCGAACCGTCCTGGAGCCAACGGACCTGATAAGGCAGAAAATATGAGGATTCATTAGGCATTGCGCTTTACCCCTAAAATGTTGTCCACCTCTTCAACCAGCCGTTGCCTGTCTTCATCCGTGGCGGGCTTATCCTTCTTTTCTGCCACCCCGTACTTGATCTTCATTTCATCCAGCAGCCCCATAGCCTGCTTTAAATCCTTAATCGCGCCCAGGTTAAGCGCATCCGGTCTAACAAGCATACCCCTAAGTTTCATCTCAATCGCGTCACCGAGGGCATTTATGGCGTCCTGTGGCGTCTTAATCTCGCGTTCCGCGATTTCTGATCTCTCTTCTTGTGGTTCTAAGGCTCTGTGGCTCTGTGGCTCTGTGGTGGCCACTTTTTCCAGCGCCGCAAACGCATAAATCTTCTGAGGGTCCAGGCTTGTCATGGCATCCTTGATCAATTTCAACCGGGTCAAGGTGGAATATCTCCGGATCTCCCCAGCCGCGTCACGGTATTCCCGGCGCTTAGCCTTCCATCCGCCCTCCGCCGACCAGTTGGCCAGGGTCCTGTCAGAGATCTCCAGCTCCTGGGAAATGTCCTCCAGTGTCATGCCGTCAATGACAAAAAGTTCCTCAGCTCTCAGCCTAGTTTCCTGATCTATTGCCATTATATTTCCTCAAGCGCCGCCGGCGCGCTCCTCAAGGCCCCTGAGCTTGTCGAAGGGCCGCTCCTTATTTCCTCAAGCATAACGCCTCCTCATCGCCCCAGGATCTCTTTGACCTTGTCGATATCGGCTATGATAGTCTTCAGATCGATCTGCTTATTGCGCAATATCAGAGCCTGGTTTGCAATGAGATCGGCGTTCAGCTTTTCAGGCCGTACCACGACATCGAGGTTTTCCCGCATTGCCTTGACAAGCCCATCAATCTCTATTTCAAGAGTTTTTTTGCTCTTTTCCAGGACCGCCATATGCCCTTCATATTTCAATCTTTCGCTCATGCCTGCACTCCTTTAGCCCTTTTTTCCAGGCGTACACCTGGGCAATATTGGTTTGTTCGTATGCTTTCCACCAACTGAGTCATAATCTCAGTATTCATTACGATTATTTCTTTCAGATCCTTGCTCAGTGCCTCATGGGCCTCCACCAGATGCACGTTATTTTTGTACATCTGGCGCAATTCCGTCATATCATCTCGGTATGCCGCCAGGGTGCGCTGATGGGATTTGTCGGAGATCCACCACATAACAATCACTGCCCCGGTTAATCCAAATTTTGATACAAAATCAATTATTGTTTGAATCGAGATATTGTCCATGTCGTGTCTCCCGTTATGTATTAATTTAAAATTGGACGTTCAATGTTCGATGTTGGACGTTCAGCGTTTTTTTATTCTCAATTCTTAATTGCCTTAATCGCCGTTGCGATCAGACCATCAGTCGATTCACCTGCCTCTGCCCGTTTCTGTTTGCCACGGTCCCAGGTGGCGACGCCCAGGATTGACAGCCAGCCCACCCATATCCATTGCGGCACATCCGGGACTGTAACTTTAGCCAGAGGCAGCACAAAATAGATGCATATCACTGAGATTGGATAAGCAAAGCCGTTAAACGGACGCCAGGAGTACTGCGGCCACTTTTCGCTTTTGCTTTCTGTCTGCATAGTTGCGTTTACGGTTGCCAATTTTGTCGCATCGATCTGCGCCAGGCTAACTTCTTGCTCAAGCGCCTTTGTCTGGAGTTGCACATAAAGGGCAGGGTCCGCCTCGATCTTTGCCGCCACCGCTTCTATCTCCGAGTCTTTGTCACCCGTCACTGCCCGCATGAGTCCTTCCAACAGCGTTCCGGATCCCGGGACAACAAGGTTGCAAACCGTAGGCGCAACCGCCTTGACTCCATCAACTATCTTGCTAAATGCGCTCATAATGTCCTCCCTTGCCCGCCGTAGCCTCGGCGAAGGCGGGTCCAATCTTGATTTCCTGTTCGACGTTCGATGTTCATTCTTTGCTTCAGCCTTCAGTCTAAAACCCTGTTTATGAATCTGTCGCAGAATCTATTAAGTTAAAAGTGAAAGGTTAAAAGTTTCGATTCGCTTTTTACTGTTTACTTTTCTCTTTTCACTCATTGCATCTTCTGTAATGACAACCCAAACTGCCCGGCCAGATCATAGTTAATGCCATGCACAATTCCCTGTCCTTCAGCAATACAAAGCTTTCGCGTCCGCACGTCTTCAATGTATTTCGGGTTTGCGGCCTCGGCCCTGCGCTTCGCTATTATTCTCATTTTGGCTGTCTCAAAAGCTTCAGGAGGGAAGTCCGGAGCTAATTTGCCGACATCTTCCAAAATTATATTTTTGATCTTTTCTGAGATCCCCCCATTCTGGACGGCGATATCAAACATCAACGCCCGACCGCGCTCTGTCCAGAGTTCATACTCCTCACAGAGCTTTACAGCCTTGGCGTAGTAGGCCGCAACGGCCTTTGTCTCGATGACCTGAAATTCATGGGTAAGCCCCAGGAGCCTGAACTTCTCTTTCCATGTGCGTGAAACCGACTTACTGCCCGGAGCCAGAATTGTGCCGATAGCAAAAGAGACAGATGCCTCCGTGCCATCCTTTATTGCCTTATGAAGCGGATTAAGATCCTCGCCGAATATCTGCAATGCAATATCATGATCATAGTCAAACATCTCCTGAAGGAGAGGTTGAAGAGTTCCTTGTCCGAAATTCCACTGGAGTGCCCCGAAACTCATCCCCTGGCCGTCAAAATTCCCGGCCACCGCAGCAAAACATCCCGGGGCAAGCTGCCCTGTCTCAAACGATCCTGTCAGCGCCAGGCAGCGAAACGCTAAACTTTTCTCTTTTCCTTCATCCATCTTATTTTCTCCATCCTCAAGCCCTGAGCCTGTCGAAGGGCGCTCCTCAAGCAAAGCGCTCCTTGAGCCATTTTATTCCTAGTTCGTAAACCGTTCCGACCCACCGCGCCCATCTATACGGCAACCCGGCATCCATCAACCGGCAATAAACATATAGGCAATTACTGTAATGCTGTAGCCGTGCGCCCATAACCTTTGCACCAAATAAAAAAGGCCGATCCCTCCACTTCAGTGGAAGAATCGGCCCGACTGGTTCGATACCGATTTAATTAAATTAAACTTTTATTATAAGCCAAAAAACTTATTGCAGATCCCAATTGCCAAACCGATAACAATTGCGATCAATATGGCAAATAATAGTTTTTTGATCCATCCCATGTCCGTCACCATCTGCTTCATTTGCGTCGTCAGTTCCTTTACGGTACTTTCGAGTATTCCAACAGAGGTGACTACATCTGCTAATGTTGGCGATCTCATTTTTACCATCCTTTCTACATCCTCTTCAGGAAATCGGTCATAGCCTTGAAATTTTCCCGAATAAGGTTTTTGTGCTTTTTCTCCTAAGCGATGAAATATTACCGTACAAAATGATTCGGCATACATCAACTCAAAAGGTTCGCTAGATGGATTAAAAATAGAAACAAAAATCCTGCCACCATATCCAGGGTCTATTTGTGGACCGCCAAACCAAATGATGCCTTGGCGTGTAATACTTGACCTGATTCCATAAGTAGCGGCAAGCTTATCAGATAATTGAATGCGTTCAAGTGTTTCAATCTCTGCCCATTCACCTGTTTTCAATAGAAATTTTTCTTTTTGAGGATCGATGATTCCTTTGCCGGCCATTAAAATACGGCCGACCTTAAAATCATAACTGGCAGGTTCAAGCCGCGATTTGTCGAAATCACTGATTTTGATATCGCCTGATTGGATTGCTTTTGAAATTTCACTATCGCTTAAGATGGTCATAGTTTAATGGTTTCCTCTTTTTTTACGCAAACTATTTTGCCACTCTCAAACCTAATTAAGATAGTTCCATAAAATTTGATTGATGTCAAGGTCTTCAGTATCTCTAATATGCGATTTAATTGGTCTATCATGTTCCCTTAACCTTCACATCACAAAGAATCTCAATAACTGTCAACAATCATTTTTTCTCTCGTTTTTCTCAAATTACCTGCAATTATTTCCATCCCTCAATCTCGATCAACAGATCGACTTCATGTTTGATCTTTTCCAAATCCTTAAGCCCTGAGCCACCACATTGATTAAACCGGCAAATCCGCTTAATGATACAGCCTTGTAGAAAACTCAGTTTGTTTTTAGTAATAAACTCAACCGGCTGGATTTTGAAACCTTTATAATGGGAGCCGCCCACCTGCACATCCAGTGCTGATTTTTTCTTCCAATCATTGTCCATCAGATCGAAAAGGAAAACCTGCGAGGATGTTTGGCCCTGAGTTTGTGCTGATTTTTTCTTCCAATCATTGTCCATCAGATCCCTCCAGCGTTTTATTTTCCGGACCTGACAAAAGATCAATACCAAATGGCCCCATATCATTAAATGTAGCTCCGCACCCATCGCATTTAAAATTAACAGAAAAACCGCCATGCGGCCCTTCAAGAAACTCTTTTGATTTGCAAAACGGGCATCCGTCCTTAAAAAACTTGCCTTTATTAGCCCAGTGATCAATCCCCTCGTTTGTATTCATTATGCTACTCCTTTCACCCTCATAAACACTTCATCTTTCGGCAGCGGACAATTTGGGATCCACTTTATCCCGTCCTTATGTTGCCAGCAGGATGATATCTCAATTCCCGCCATTGACACAGCCGCGAACGTTTTAAGCCTCATTGATTTGCCGGACATGATCATGCAGCTTTCCAATGCCTTGTCCAGTTCGACAAACGGCGTCAAATCTTTCTGCCTGTGCAGCGTGACCGTCATGCCATCCACTAAAAACAGCGTGTCAATAAATGCCTTAACATCATCTGTTTTAGCGGTGTAGAGATATATAGGAGCGTCTGATTGCGCGCGGATCTCCGACACAACTCGTTTGACCACGTCCGGCTTCAATAAAGGCTCTCCCCCGGTCAACAGGATCTCGCTATACCCTGCATAGTTTTCACACACCGGCAGGGCGTCCAGGTCCCAGTCTTTGTTGCAGCACTTCTGGCACCGCCGATCGCAATCGCCAAAAAGTAATAGCCGTAATTTCATAATATCCCGTCAATCCTGTTATGCCGCGCCGAAGCTCATGAGAGCGAAGGCGGGTCTAAAACTTTTTCCCAATCTGTGACGCCAAACTCACAATCCCGGCCTGGCGCATATATTCGGTAGCCGTCATTTCGTCCTCCAACCCCTGACCATCCTTGACTATCCCTGACCTTCTTTTCTCTTCTTTCTTGCTTTCCTCTTTCGCCGTCAATCCCTCCACGCTAAGCTTCTCCGCCTTCTCTCCCAGGAGCACCTTTTTCAAATAGTTATGGTTCTTAAACCCAAACTTTTCAGCATCGACCACGGCGCGGATCGCTGCGATGACCTTCACCCAGTCGGTCCGGTATTTCCGACCGTCATATTCAAATTCCGTCTTTGCAAACAATCCGTCTATATCCCTCAAGATCCGCATCCTCTTTGCCTCTCCGACGCTTCCCCACTGGCTTGACCGGAAACAATCGGTATAATCGTAAACCAGGCCCCAGTTTTTTCCAAACCGCGCAGCCAAATCGATCATTTCCTGCAGGGCCGCCTCATGCATCAGCTCTGAGAGTGCAAATTTACTATGACAAATAGGGCATCCAAGTTTCATTTTCTTATTCATCCTTCGACGTTCAACCATTCGACCTTGCTCATGGTCGTGAGCCTGTCGAACGATGTTGGACGTTCAACGTTCAATGTTCATTTTTTGACTTTCCGACATCTGAGGTTCTGTGGTTCCGAGGCTCTGTCTAAGTCGCAGCCATTCCTCAGTAGCATCCTTCAACTCCCGTCCAAAACCCTTAAACATATCCGTCGCAACTTCAACCGCAATCCAGCCGAAACACAAACACAGCAACGGCCCCAGCCATATCCAATTGTCAGAAATCCCGATCATAATTTTTTCCATTCCATCCTCCGTCGTAGGGGCAACCCTTGCGGTTGCCCTTTCTTGCGGTTGACATGAATCCTCTTTATACGGGCGCCCGCAAGGAGCGCCCCTACATTATCAACACCGCCCTAACCACACCCCGGCCAAATTTAACCGCCTCACGCCGGGACCCCATAAACATATCAATGCTCTCCGTGTGTCTCTCCGCCATCAGATCTCCGATGGTAAACACCCCATGCCCGGCGATATAAACCTTTTTGCCAAACGTCCACCCATCATCAAACAAATCCCGCGACACAGCCACCGTACCGGCCCGTGGCCGCGTCATCATAGCCGTCTGATGCGGCGATCCGTCGCATTCACTGGCCGATGCCGTATAGGCCGTGATAGTCACGTCCCGCTTGTATGTACGATCAAGCAACCCCTCAATCTCACCAATATAAGCCGCCTGACGGCTGATAAGCCCCTCCTGCAGGTTAATAACCTTCCTCTGGATACCGATAGTCTCGCCCTGGCGGAACACTCCCTGCGCCAGAATCAGCAACACAATAATCAGTATCCAGTTGATGATTTTCATCTACCTTAAATCCCCTTATCTCGGAGGACAGTCTTTTCTTTCGCCCAGGTTTTAACCTGGAGCTTTGATAATGCCCGCACACTAGGCTTTAGTTCGTCCGGTATCTCCCTGTAACCATGCTGATTTAAGTTGAGCAATTCAGCCCGCGAGATCAGCATGAGATTTTCGTCTTCACAGCAGGTTTGATCGCTATTGATAAACGCCACGACCATACCCTTCGGCACTGGTCCGTGCGCTTGCTCCCATACATGCACATGCTTAAGTTTGTAACGGGTCGTGAATCCGGTATATGGATCGCGTTCGGCGACTTTTATATAAATAAACCCATTGGCATCTACTCTCTCCGACCCGACCGGCTTCCGGTTTGGAGGATTATTCCCTTTTTTAAAGCTACCCTTATTCGCAGAGGTCAAGCCTTGTCCCTTTGTGCCTCCGTTCCAGGGTTTATGCCCCTGAGGAAATCGACCGGTAAGGCCGGAGGTGATGCTCCGATTGCTTACAAATGTTTTCATCTGTTGCCGTGTCCTGGCGATCCCATATCGGGCATTAAAAATATCGGTCATCTCCTCAACGCTTCGGCCAGTGTAATTTTCCTTGATGAAATTTATCTGTTCCTCAGTAAAAAGCCGAATTCTATTTATGAATCGATCGGCAACCTTTCTTCCGCATCTGATTTTATTATTTGACAATGCCGAATGAATTGCCGTTTCGGTTTTCGCCGTTTGGAACCAACTATTGAACGCTTCCGTGAGGCGGTGGACATTCATGAATTGATAGCCTCTTCGCAAAAACTCAAGTTGCTCGGCTGTATATTTATTTTTTCGGCTCATAGCCAGATCCTTCAAGCCCCAGCATTTTTACAGGATTTTTAATAAGATTTTTTTTAACAGCTACCTGAGCATCCAATGCCAGTCGGGCATTAAAGATAATTTGAGTTGCCAGATTGCTCACTGCTTTGGCGCGGTTTATTTCCTCTTTTAATGCCTCTCCAGCAAGAGCTTTATTTGTTAAGCGGTCCATCTCAGCAAACAAATGATCGTTCAGATCGATCAGTTTATTATTCATTTTAGCCCCTCCTTGTGCTCCTTTCGGCAAATAATCACGATCTGTTTCTATTATATGGGTATGCAGTCCCTCGGCATCTGTCTCAATTTCGTCGCATCCATCGCATTTGAGTTTTTTGCCGTCGAACACTGCTTTAGCCAAACAATCCTCATATTTTATGCAATCCGGGTTTCTCATTTTCATTCATTCAAAATTCGATGTTGGATGTTCGATGTTCAATGTTCACCAAACGTTTTCAGTTAACCACTTCACCGCCTCTTCATAAGCCTCCTCAAACCCTTGCCCCACGCGCTTATACAATGCCCGCTGCATATCGCCAGGCAGCGCCTTAAAACACCTGAAACAAAAGGCTTTCCCTGATTGCTTTCCCCTATCACACGCACACTCATTGCTCTGGAGAATCCGGACATAATCATTTTTAGGTGGATCCACATTGCGAACAACCGCCTTCTGACATTTCAAAATCTCATGAAATGGCAGGCAGCAGTTATCCGGCTCCCCCGCATCATAATCCCGACATCCACTATTTACGCATTTGATCAAGCCCATCCTTAACCCCTTTAAACAACCCTTTTCGAATTTCCTGTGCAATAGCCTTGCTCCAATTCCTTGCTATGCATCTACTTATAAGAGCAACCCAAGACATAGGTAATATCCATATGCCAATCCAATTAAAAACCATTGAATTTCAAATCTATTCATCTGATCACCTCTTTAGACACATAGAATATTCCCTGATGGCCTTTGCATGGAATCGGTTTTTCAAATTTCTTGATAGCCGATAAATACAAACCCCATAAGCCTGGAACGCTGCAATCACACAAAGCATATTGAGAGTCATGCTCATCCAATTCACCCATGTAATATACACGGGCGGTACCGACGATCGACGGCTCCAACTCATCCATAAGGATCGTTTGATTGACCTGATGTTCCGTCAAATATTTTTTGGCAATACTAAGCGCTTTCATGTCCCATTTCCGAGCCGCATGAATGCATATCTCTTTTCCCAACAGAGGCAAGAATCTCCGATGCGTCCGCGTTTCAATCGGTTTCCATCCCAAAGCAACCCACTGCGCCCACGGCTGCCATAAGCTGATAGCCGGAATCATTCCTTCATGTTTTTCTTGCTGTTCTCTCAACTTCTCACCCTCTCACCTTCTGACACTCTGAGGTTCTGACCTCCGGTAGTATTGGCCGCACCCCTTACTCTCCGCTTTCCGCTTAACCGCTATAACCAGCCGCCTCAATTCCTCATCCTTCAGCCATCGCGGATCATCTTTATTAAACATCTTAAAACACAGGCCCCTCAAGGTTTTCGGCTGATAACCCATCTCCGCCCAAATAGCATAAGCCATGCGGACCTGAGTGTCATCCTCCACGCGGAATTCATACTCGATATCCTGATCACCTTTTTTCCAGTCCCGGATATTCACCGGCACCGAAGGAGAAAATATTTTCATTCCCTTTTTCTGAAAATGATTTATGAGTCTTTGCCTTTCTCCTAATGTCAGATCACTAATGCCGTTGATTTCACCTTGCACCTTGCGCCCTGAGCCTTGCGCCACTTCATGAATCAGGGATAACCACACTTCTTTATTTTCAGTGTAGGGCAGCCCTGAGTCATGAAACGCCTTGTGTATCAAGGTATTTTGCGCTTTATATATGTCGCTCGCCTTTCGATGTTGTACCTGTGTCATAATTTTTCTCAATCTACTTGCAAATTTTCATTGCCGTTTTCTTGATTCGATGTTGAATGTTCAACGTTCGATGTTGGACGTTGTCCCCCTCTGGAGGGGGCAGGGGGAGGTTGTAGTAACTGATTTATCAGTTCCAGCCATACCTCCTTGTTGTCTTCATAAGACAAGCCCGACAAGCTGAAAGCCTTGTGTATCAAGGTGTTTTGCGCCTTATAAATGTCACTGGCTTTACGATGTTCCGTTTTTAGCATTAATCTTATCCGTCCGTGGTTGTCTGTGTTAGTCTGTGGCTTATTTCTCAAACTACTTGCAATTTCTTTCCTCAAGCGAAGCGCTCTTTCCCTCCTCCTTGATTTCCCACGAGAACACTTCTTTCCTCTTTCGTTCCGTCCCCACCAGGGCAAGCTTTTCCTTCGACCATTTATCCAATGCGTCCCAATCTACGCTCTCCACAACCTTCACTGCCTCAGTAAAGCCGTGTTCTTTTAAATTCTCTAAAACCCATTTCGCCTTTCTGACACGCTCCTCAATGGTAAACAACAGCGACCCATGTTCAACCTCAACCCGTTCCTCGCCGTCAAATATCAACCCAGAATTCTTTTTCATGAGGGCAACAAGATCCTTTTCCAGACACTTCAAATCTTCCGTGGCCCCAGCAATTTGCGTCTCGAAATCCTTTGTAATCTCTTCAATTTTCTGGCCCATCACCACGGTATGACCTTTAATGCAATCCTCCCGGAATGAGATCTCCGACAGCAGATCATCCGCATAGTTAAGCAGGACCGCTTTCTCAGTTGGTATTATTTGCTTTTTAGTCTTTTTCATTTTATTCCTTCTACCTTTTCCCTCAAGCGAAGCGCTCCTCAAGCCCCGTAAGGGGCGCTCCCTTTCTCCTCAAGCGCAGCGCTCCCTTGCAAATTCAAACTCATCTGCCCCAAAAGCTCCGGCAAAGCAATGTGTTGCAGAGCCGCTATTTTCCTGCCTTTGCGCATGATTTCGCTTTTAAGGACATCACAATAAGCATTCAGTTCCGTGCCCGTTGCAGCCAGCCAGTACCCGCCATTGACACGCGACCGCGACGAACAAATGCGAGTCCCTTCATGTTGCAGTTCATCCACAAGGATGCGGATAAACTTTGTATCATTGATCCTATTGGCATATCCTTCCTGGAGAACCAGCTCAAAAAGCTCTCCCATGCCGATCTTGCGAGACGGCCCGACATGGTCCATTAAAATACTCTTAAGCCGCGACTTCAATTCCTTCCGTTCCTCAAGACTGCATTTGTTTTTCATGATTGTCCTCCTTGAATTTTCATTCAATATTGGATGTTGAGCGTTCGATGTTGGATGTTCACTCCTTTTCCCCTCACGCTCTCACGCCTCACGTTCTCACGTTTTAATTTCTTCACCAGCTTCACAAACTGCGTAGTCCGATGCCACATCCCGCAAAACCTGCATTGATAAACCGTCTGACCGGGACACCGAGCCGCCTCCTCGGATTCAAACGCCACCTTTCTCAGGCAGGATCTCCGCCGCCTCAATTCCAATTGCGCCTGTTCAGATTGTGCAGCGTATTTGTTCATCCCTTCGCCTTTCATTCATAATTCAATGTTCGACGTTGAATGTTCGATGTTCATCTTTCTTTAGCCTTTATTCTTGTCCCCTGAGCCTGTCGAAGGGAGTTCCTTCTATTCCTCCATCTTCCCCAGTGCCGTCCGTGCCTCGATAATCGCCGTTTGAGCTCTATTCAGGGCATCTTCAACGGCCTCCCTTTTCCTAAGTCTGATATTTCTTAGCTTCTCTGCCTTTTCCTTATCCCGCGGCATCTCCACTGGATCATATATCATCTGCCATCTGCCGTTTTTCAGGTGCCTCACAACCCCTTGTCTGGCCAGCATCTGCAGCCACTCCTTGGCATACGCCTCGCCCGCCCCGGCCAGTTCCTGGAGATCCTCTATGGTAACAGCCCGGTTTGCCCTCAATATCCGCCACATCCGCTCTCGGATCTCCGGCGCCTTTTTTGTCCTTACTGTTTGATACAGCCCGTGTTCGATCCGCTCTATCCCCCCAGTCTTAAGGATTTCGTATATCGCCTTTTTTACCCGGTCCTTATCATGATAGGTCTGGACCCTGGTTCCAAGCGCATTGACAACATGGTCAACACTGAATACCCCGTTCAGAGTCTGAAGCGCCTCTCTGACCGCAGCCGTAATCCCTGTGTGATGTTTAGGCGGCATTATTTCTCTCCATGAAGGCTCGCATCAAAGGCGATCTTTATTTTTTCCTTGTCGATATCGATGGTCTGCTTTGCGTTGCAGAATTGTATCAGATGTAAGAGCGTCCTCTTTGCCAGCCTGAAATTTCCTTCCAGCAATTTATGCAGGTATGCCGCACAGTCCATGTTGAGAACAATCTTTCCGCCTGTGTGGTTTTTAACGTACAGCAAGGTATCCGCGATCTCGACAGGGTGAAACTCAACACGCTCAAAGGTCCGCGACCACACCCGGCTATTTTTCTGCATATAGGCAAATAATTCATATTCACCGATCAGCACAATTGATGTCATTGAGAGGTCCGATAAATCCCTCACCACCTCCAGAAAACCGGCCGGCAGTTTTTCCAATTCATCAATCAGCACTGTCTTCGGGTTTTGTAGCAGGCTGTCCAGTACTGCGCTAAAACATTTTCCCTTTTTAACAGGCACAGGCATTATCAATAGCTCCCGGCAAAGTTCCTGGAGAAACTCTGTATAGTTGGTTTCCCACACCTTGCGGGTTCGCAGATATACACTGGGATTTTCGGCATGCCACCTCTGCGCTGCCCTGGTCTTGCCGAGCCCTGCATTGCCGTATACAATGCCTAAACGGCCCTCACCTTCAGCCAATGCCAGGCCATCCATAGCGACGTTAAAATTTCTAACGTTTTTCGTTGGCACAAAATTGCTTACAAATTTAATTGATTCCATATAACCTCCTTTCAATTGGTTTGATACATCACGGCATATTTAACGCGTGTGTTCTCAAAATAATCCGAATATTTACCAAACTGTATCGTCTGTTCAAAATAACTCATAAAGGCTTGCTCATCCCTGGGGATTAAAACGCCCTGGGCGTCAAGTTCCAGGTCTTTTTCATATCGCTCCATGTCCGTCAGCCTGGATATCTCATCCCATTTAATCCGTCCCAGGCCCATTTCATCATGGGCCTTTTCCAGTGCCTCAAAATCCTCCTGGATGCGGGCCTTGGCGTCATCGGTTAAATGGATAACCTCTGCCTTCTTTTTCGAGTCCTCTTGTTTTGGCCCTTCCAGCGTAAACCCCGCGCTCTCGATCTGCCGTGTTGTTTCAGGTATAACCACAGTATTAAGCAATTCCCTGGCGCTGGTTAATGTCTGTTTTTTAAGACCCCCTTTAAGATCAAGCTGATCCGCGAGCTCCGCCTTATCCTCCGCCGTCCCCATGTGCCAGGCCATCGGGTGGACGTCATTCATCCGGGTTGCTTCGCAAATAAATTCCTGATCCCTGTAAACCAGGATTGATTGAGGGTTTTGCAGGTCGTATCTGATCGTTACGCTATGCTTGCGGCCGTAAAGGCTGGGGTGATAATACCACTCGCCTAAAAGCCGAATGCCCCTGCGCCGGATCGTGCGGACCTCTATGCTCATCATGAGTTCATGCAGTTCCGCCTGGTCAACGCCGGACCCCCGTCCCGGGAGAAAAACATCAATCGGACGTATGCCCTTCAGGTGCCCGTCCTGCTGTGGCCGCCTGGCATATTCATCAAACCAGGCCGCGACCGCGCGATGGGTTTCTTCCAGCGTGGGAATGCGGCCGCCCGTTATCTTCTCGCAGATCCGGCGATGTGTTTTCTCACCCATATTCAGGCGCGGCGGTTTTTCAGCAATCGACGTGCCCACATATGAGGGAGCAATCCTCTCCAGTTCTGCAAACGATCCAAAAAACCTTTCAACCGGCTTGCTTTGCGGGTGATAAGGCCATGCAAAAACAGGCTGGATTCCAAGGCGGTCATAAACCCCTGAAAACCCGGCCTCCTCCAGATTTACTCCATTAAAAAATCTGGAGGAAAAGGCGGCGCCGTTATCCAGGTATGCAATCCTGGGACGTTTCCCCAGCATTATAATAGCCCGGCGAAGCGCGGCGTTAATGGCTTGAGTGTTTTCCGTGGGCATGATCTCCCAACCGCACGGATAGTTGCTCTTCATGTCAAACCAGAGGATCAGGGTCATACGCTTTGCCTTGCCGGTCCAGGGGTTCAGCGTTTCAAAATTGAGCGTATGCCCATCCGCAACCAGTATGTCGCCCACGTCGATCTTGTTGTAATCGCGTTTGAGCCAGAAGAGGCATTTTTCATTCAGCCCTTTTTCGCCTTCGCGCCAGAAAATCCACTGATCATAATTTACGGAGATCCAGTCATCCAGGAAACGGCGATAAGTGTCGTCAGAAGCGCCGTCCTGCACGCCCTTCTGATCCATAACCGCCCTGGCAATGCGGATGATTTCGGATTTTTTCTTGGGTTGAAAAGGCGAGCGGACTATTGATAACAGCACAGCAGCCTGATCAGGGCCGATGCATCGCTTTCCCTTGCTCCCGCCATAGCGAGGGGCCAGCGCCGTCACCGGATCGGCCCCCTTGCGTATCTTTACGGTCTGGCGTTCCAGGGTTTTAAAGGACGTTGAGCCAAGCGTCTCGAATAAAACAGGGTATGCGCCCGCGTTATAGGCCATTACAAAATCCCGTTTAGCCTGCACCCGTGACCCATGACTGCCTTTGTTTTTGGCATGAGCCATATAAAGCCGGATAAGATCGGCCCAGGCCAGGGCCTTGACGCGCTGCCAGTCCCGTAATGTAGATGACCCTTGAATGCTAAGTGCTGCACCCTGAAGGGCTGTAGCGGCGCGATTCATCGCGCCTGAAAAGAGTGCGGGCCTGCGGACAACAACCTGGGAGGGTATTTCAGGAGGATAGTCCGCAGCCCGCGCCGACAAGGCAATGCGATATTCCACGGGAATTGAGTCTATATAATAATGTCTGGTCAACCTATCGCCGTCCATGTATGGCCATCCATTTTTAGTGGCTTCTATTTTAATAAACGTCTTGGATTTATTTACTGCATCCGCGATACGTTTAGCCGTTGCCGTCTCTCTCTCGCCCATGACCGCTCCACCTGTCATTCTGCAGCTTGACTGCAGAATCCCGTATGAAAAAATCCGTCATCATCTCTACTATTCAGTTCCAGCTCAGCAGCATGCAGCATTGCCGCGGTCATGCTCATCCAACTCCCCGGCATATCCTGTTGTGTAATGGTGTCAAAGAGCGAGTAAATAATGTCGCCTTTAGCATCACGTCCCAGTCTTATTTCAAACTGACCAACCATGATTCCCATTTCAAACCTCCTTTCTTTGGATGGCACAAAACTTGCTATCCTTATATATACATCCAATATGTCAAATACGTCTGATCTGTCCTTTTCTCAAATCTGAAACTTCTTTGCCTTTACCCTCAAGCGAAGCGCTCCTAAAGTGAAACGCTCCTCATCTTCCTCTGAGCTCCTTCTTCAATCTCTGCAACTCCGTAATATTGGAATCGATCTTCCCGAGTGCAAATTCCCGCACCTCTTCTCCAGATGCCACTTTTGCGTCCTCAGCTTCAGCAAAACCCTTACATATAATTAATGATGCGGTAACATGCTGTATGCCGTAGATCAACCAAGCTGGCATCGGGTATTCGACGGGCTTACTGAGATAATTGTTAAACATGGCGAGTGATATGCCTTTAGATCCCTTATGTCTGGGGCCGGTCGGCGTGGTCCATCCGAAATACTCATTAATGGCATCAACTGCCTGGTCTCTACTCATTCCGGATGATTTTATGGATTTTTTAGCATTAGCCGCTACCTCAATACAGGATTCTTCCCAACTATGCACAGCCTTCACTGCTTTTTCCGGCTTGGTCAATATTTCCGTCTTCAACGCGACATATTCATCAATCCGCGCGTCGTAATCAAAAATGTTTAACTGTCTGGTATCTAATCTTTTCTTAGGTTTAGACATTGCCTTCCCGTTTTTAATATGTTATTAATAACGTATTGGATTAAGCCGCTTTTTTAATTCGTTTGTTGGGACGTAAAAAATATTCACGAAATACGACAAGGGGTTCTTTGCCTATCTTTTTGGCAATAAACCTCATCAAAGGTTCAGATCCCCAGCCGGAATTAATAATGCGCGAAACCGTAAATTCCGCGCAGCCATATTCTTTGGCAATCGCTTTTTGTGTGAGTTTGGCTTTTTTGATCGCGGCCTGTATATCAGCAGGATGCATAATTAATTTTCCTTTTTAAAATGAGGGATAATATGAGTCTCGCCAAATACGCCGGAGCGTGTACCGGACTCGAGTCGGAACTAAAAGGATGTTTAACCAAAGAAGATATATCCGAACTCCGAAAAGAGTTAACCCCATTGGGTGTGAATAAGTGGTATTCATGGTATCTGGAAAATATACGAGAGGTCGAAGCGTTCGTTTCCGCAACTCCTTCTGAGCGAATGAAGCGGAAAGCCTGGCAAGAGAAAACTCTTCTCCGCCGCTTGGTGTTGGGCTCATTTCTGCATGTTCGAAATGCTCGGGACCTTCTATCCGGGCATTGAACAGAATTATTTAGAGCCTGGTTGCTCTTACCGGGAAATGGCCGTAAAGGCCGGATATGCATATATCCGGATTTTTTACATGGAAGATCATCTTTGGCCGTTTGATGATCCGAATCCTTTTGAAAAGTCATAATTAACCTCTTTATCTATTTTTGATTTTAAAATTGATAATAGTTTTACATAACCCATGTATTCTTGTCAAGAGAAATATACATAGCATATGAAAAAATATAATCTTAAATTAAATTATCCAGATATTATAGCTAGAATTGAAAATGAAAGGGAGTTTCAAGAGCTTAAACCTGGTAAATGGGCGGATAAGGTTGGTGTAACGATTAATGTAGTGTCAAATATCCACGGCAAAACGAAGCAAAAGCCATCATTAGAATACATAATAGCTGTATCTAGGGCCACCCAAAAACCCGTGGAATATTTTCTTTATGGTGAAGATATCAATAAAAACAGAAATGAAGTTAATGAGAAGGGTCCGATCGGCGATCTCCTATCTATGACCAAGGAGATCTTGGTGTCCAATACCGATTATGCAACATCTTTATCAGCTAATATAAAATCATTTCATAAATCGGTTACGCTCGAAAAAAACAAATATACCCTTGAGGATGAATGCAAAGAACTAAAAAAGGAGGTAAAAGACCTTAAAAACTTAATTCATGAACATGTAACAGGTTCTGCCTCCCCTCATAAAAACCTTAAAGCCGGTAATGACCCATAATTTTAAAGTGGTTCGCCGCATCGGTAAAATAATTTATGTAGCTTTTAGATAGTGTTTTTCAATACGTTATTAATTGCAGAAAAAAGCTATTTTTTGAGATCTTAATTAATATAAGTTGGTTGCCACTGTAAGTTTTACTGTAAATTAGTTATCTACTTAATATTATTAATTTATATAGCTTTCTGACTGGTTGCCAGTCAGGTTGCCAGTGACTGGCAACCAAAATCGGTCTTAAAATCATTCCTAATTATCTTTTTTGAAGGTGTTCATTAAGGAGGTTTTTATGGCACTGATAACCTGCCCGGAATGTATTAAGAAAATTAGTGATACAATTGATCAATGCCCTCATTGTGGTTATAAAATAACTCCAGAAATGATTATTAATATTAAGAAAGGGGCTGAATCATCTAAAAAAATCTGGAGTATTATGGCGATAGCTGTTGTTGCCTTTTTTATAGGTATATATTTATTTGGGAATACTAATACTCAAAAGAGTCAAAATTCCAGGGAAGACTTAATAGCACAAGGATTTGATTGGGATGGTTCACATAAGGGTTTAACCACATTAATAAAAAAGACAATGCATAATCCTGATTCTTTTAAACATGTTGCATCAAAATATTCTGACAATGGAGATTATTTATTTATTAAAACTACGTTTAGAGGAACGAATACATTTGGAGCAGTAGTAACAAACTGGATCTCGGCAAAGGTTGATCTGAATGGTAAGGTAATTCAAGTAGTGGATCAGGGGCAAGGGAACGGACCATAATTTTCTCAATCTATCTGCAAATAATCCTCAAAATACTGCAAAAACCCTGCTATTATTTCCGCAAAATGAGAATTTTTAATTTCTACCTATTTAATTGATATTCCTAGATATTCCACCGCAAAATTATCTCTCTAGACATCTCATACCCCCCTCCTCGTCACATTCAGAAAGAGGTCCCAAAAGAGAGCCCACCAATAAAAAAGACTTACACCTGAAAAGATGTAAGTCTGTGATATCATTTGGTAGCGGGGGCTGGATTCGAACCAACGACCTTCGGGTTATGAGCCCGACGAGCTACCAGACTGCTCCACCCCGCGGCAAGTAGGTATATATAACATCGAATATTTTGCCAGTCAATGGATTTTTTTAGAATTAATTGCGTAGATACTCATGGGTTGGCATCCATGTCATTCAGCGTTATTTTTGATAAAACAGAATAGGTTAAATCAAAACATGAGAGCATCGAATAAGAATCAGCAATGTCCGGTTAGGATCTTGCATATAAAAAAAGCCTGCCTGACGGCATGGGAGGCCCTTTTTTTTAAGAGTGAAATGGGCGGCCTGCTGAGGGCCTGACATTAAGCATGTAACCGCGGGCGGCGGAGCGTCTCAGGCGCTTGTCAGGGCTTAAGATCCAGCGAAATCTGACGGTTCCTCTCCGCCCGCTTTATGGCGACTTATGCCGGAATATTGCATTTAAGCCATTTCATCTTTTAAAAAAAGGGCCTCCCATGCCTTGAGGATTCTTCTATGCAAGATACTAACCGGACATTACTGAATAAGAATAGAAGTTCTATGGTCTTGGGTGAAACTTTTCGTGAACCTGTTTCAGCCTTTCCCTGCTGACATGCGTATATATCTGAGTGGTTGAAATATCAGCGTGCCCCAGCATAACCTGGACCGACCTGAGGTCAGCCCCGCCTTCAAGGAGATGACTCGCAAAGGAATGTCTCAGGCTATGGGGGGTAATTCTTTTTTTAATCCCGGCGATTACTCCATATTTTCCTATGATCTTCCAGAAACCCTGTCGGGATATTTGTTTCCCCCTGGAATTGACGAAAAGGCTTTGTGAATTCCTGCCGTGCAATAACCCTGGCCTCGCGTCATATATATAGGATTTAAGCGCCTCCCTGGCCTTGTCTCCCATGGGAACCATCCTCTCCTTGGCGCCCTTGCCGATAGTCCTTACATAGCCTGGCTCCAGATTAATATTGACTAAGCGGAGACCTGTAAGCTCCGACACCCTGAGGCCGGTCGCATAGAGCAATTCAAGCATTGCCTTGTCTCTCAGTCCCAGGTTGTTTGAAGGGTCAGGCTGGGCAAGGAGAAGGTCCACCTCTTCTCCGGAAAGGATATCAGGGAGCCTTTGCGGGAGCTTCATGGACTCCAGAAGCCTTGTGGGGCTGTCTGTCATCTTTCCATTGTTTATAAGGAATCTGAAGAACATCTTCAGGGCGGAGACGCCCCTGGCGATGCTCCTTAAGGATAGAGATCCTTCCAGAGATTCTATATATCCGGTGATATCCTTCCTTGTTGCCTTGACCGGAGAAACGCCTTTTTTATCAAGATATCCTAAAAATCTGATCAGGTCGCGGCTGTAGGACTGTATGGTATTATCCGCAAGACCCCTTTCCACCCTCAGGTGGTTGATGAACTGGTCTGCCAGGATATTGGTTTGATCTTTTCTAAAAATCAT